AGCCGTTGGAGCCGTTGGAGCCGTTGGAGCCGTTGGAGCCGTTGGAGCCGTTGGAGCCGTTGGAGCCGTTGGAGCCGTTGGAGCCGTTGGAGCCGTTGGAGCCGTTGGAGCCGTTGGAGCCGTTGGAACCGGGGCTGCATTTGGGCCATTCATAAATGAATTCATGGTACCAGCCCCTGGATATGCAGCAGAACCTACGTTTGAAAAGATTTGAGTAATAGTGTTACTTGAAGCTGGTGTTAAAGGAGTTGCTGACCCATACATATCAGGACTCATAGGAACAAGGTCTGGATTTTTAGGAACTGGTGGCAATGAATCTCCTAAAAATGGAATTGTAGCAGATGTAAGTTCAGGAATATACATTCCGTTATCTGGAACAACGTTTGAATCTCCACCTGTGAAATCAAACATGTGCGCTGATCCAGAGAGCGACTCCATAGGTACAAAATCGCCATAAATTACATTTGATCTAGGATCTCCCTGAATAAAATTCAGTATTGGATTTCCAGCTTGAAGTTGTACATCAAGCCCACCCATGTCTTTATATATCTCAACCTGGCTGTCTGGCGCAACGTTACTAACGGGTGGCTCAACGTATGGTGGTTCTGTTGTTGAATCACGAGGCGCAGCATATTTTTCTCTCCGTGCAGTTAAGAGAACAACCATAAAAAGTAGCACGAAAAGTGTAACCCATACGAGCCAATGGACTCCTTTCATTTCTAATCTACTCAGACAAAAGAACTGGGGGAGCTGCATCGCGCTCAGCCTCCTGTTGTACACGACGGCGCTCAACTTCCTCGGCAACACGCAAGTCTGCGAGCTTTACTAGCTCCTGCATATCCTTGTCTGGAAACTCCTTCTGTAGATCGTCGATGAGTTCAGCTGGGTGAGGAATTGGTGGAACATCGGGTCTTGTGTAATACTTTGAATTCTCATCCCCTGGTTCAATAAACGGTGTGTCTGAATTTGGAAGAGGAGTGGCCATCATGTCACGCTTGCGCTTCTCAAAGTGAGCAGCTGCAAGACGCTGGTTCTCTCGGTACTTTGTCATAATCTCCTCAAGCTTCTCGTTCATGTAATGAGCGTCATCAATCTTTGTATTATCTGGAGGGATAAGGAGCCATTTGTACATGTCAACGACGTAAATGTCACATAGTGTATCCTCTTTCTGAAGACGCTTTGCATGATTTTGAGCATCCTCTTTCGTTGGAAAACATCCGCGAATCTTCAGACCAAGCTGATCATTCTTTTGGGGCTGTTCTGGCCCTACAATAGAAATAAGGCAAAAAACCTGTCCTGGAACAGTCAAGTAATCTTGCTCAAGAGAACCCATATAAAATAGAGAAGCTTTTAACTTTTAAGTAAATGGACGCGGTACGCAAGTTTCACAATAGTGTAAAAAAGGATTTGATTGTTAAATGGGTTAGACCAAAATCATACGTTCTTGATTGTGGGTGTGGGAGAGGAGGTGACTTTTGGAAATGGAAATCAGTCGATGCTCGTGTTGTCGCAGTTGATCCAGACATGTCATCACTTGAAGAAGCGAAAGAGCGTGCAAAAACCGCAGAGTTTGGTATATGGTTCATGCATGGAGACATTAATCAAGCATTAGAAGCTGCTCCATTTGATATCGTCTGTTATAATTTTTCAATCCAGTACGAGACAAAAAGCCTTGACGCAATAAAAAAAGCTGTAAAACCAGGAGGATATCTCATAGGTATTACACCAGAAAAAAGCCTTGTACAAAGCACAAAAAGTCCAGACATTTTTGGAAATACTTTTGAAATCATCAATGACAAATTAATGATGCACGTTGTCGATGGACCTTTTTACTCAGACGGACCAAAAGAAGAACCTCTCCTCGAGAAGGATCAATTTATACAATCACTTTGTCCCGAATTTAAATGCATAGTTTGGAAACCAATTTCAAAGGGGAATAATGTGAGTGACATTTATGCTCAGTTTGTTTTTCTTCGTAATGAGTAGATGGGCAAAAAGAGTGGAAATGTACAAATTGGTATTCTTTTTCTTGCCTTGGTAATAGCTCTATTTAATATACGACACGAACACCCTCTCATGTCTGAACTCCGCAGAAGATATAATATTCTTCTCATGCATTTACGAGACACTGAAAATGTAGATCCCCGTTTCGCTCGGCTCAGGAAACGGTGCATCCTTACTGGTATAAGTGGAACCCGTATGAATCGTGGAACTATCGGATACAATGTAAATAAAGGGTATGAAATTTACATTTGTCTTGACGGGGGATTAGAGTCTATAAATTCAGCAATGAATGTACTCATTCACGAACTTGCCCACGTTACTGTTGATGAATATGATCACTCTCCAGACTTTTGGAGATCATTTAAAGATTTAAAGGACCTGTCAAAGATGTTGGAAATTTATGAGCCAATTCAGGGGACACCGGATTATTGTAGTATAACTATTCGAGACTGATTCTTTTCTCGTGTGATTGTAAATGTCTGGAGGAATTGTCCAGCTCGTCTCAATTGGTGCTCAGGATGCATGGCTCACTGGAAAGCCAGAAGTTTCATTTTACAGATCAAGCTATAAACGGTACACCCACTATGCACACTCATCTGAGCGTCAGCTTATTCAGGGTGCTCCCACCGCTGGCAGCATTTCTACTATCCGGTTCGAGAAAAAGGGTGATTTGGTAAATGCAGTGTACTTGATTGCAAAAGACTCTACAGGCGCTCTTGTTCCTCAGGTGGGCTGGTCAAATGTAATTGACAAGATTGAGTTGCTTATAGGTGGTCAGATTATAGATACACAGGACATTAACTGGATGACAAAAGTTGAGCCAGTTACTGGGGGTCAAACATTTTCTAGCCGTTTTCTGAATAATAATTCGTCTGGTCCTACAAATAATGTCAATGGATTTTTGCCACTCAAGTTTTTCTTCAACAAGGACTGGAATGTTTCTCTTCCACTTGTGGCTCTCCAGTATCACGATGTTGAAATTCGTATTACATGGAGTTCTCTTCTAGCAACAGGAACTGTTCCATCAACGTGGAATGGTTCATCTCTTGCTTCTGCTACTGTGTCTAGTCTTCAGTATGAAGCGTGGTGTAATTTTGTCTATCTAGACCAGGGCGAACGCGAATATTTTGCAAATAGCCCTATGGACATGTTAATTACACAGGTTGCACGTATTCCAATTGGTACAGGAAACATGCAGGAACTCGCTCTTGCTCACCCAATCAAGTTCATTGCATTCAGTGCAAATAACTACACATCTTCATACCAGAATGCAACAACTACTCTTCCTCCAGCAAACTACCAGTTCAAGACACAGGTCAACGGTGTGGACATTGGCGATTCTCGATCAATGTTCCAGTGGATGGATGTTCCTCAGTACTATTTCACTCCTTTTGGATATAGTCATAACAATTCAACTGCAAATGTTGCAATTATTTCATATGCACTAGACACGTCAAAGCTTCAGCCTACAGGAACACTGAACTTTTCACGCATTGATACATATCGTATTGTTGCTCCAGCTGGAGTCAGCCTGTCAACAATTTCAGGTGGTTCTGGAAATTACTTCTATGCCGTGAACTACAACGTCCTTCGTATCAAGGACGGTATGGCTGGTCTCCTCTACTCCAATTAGTTTTTTTGTATTCTCATTACCATAAAATAAATTACAGCTACAACAAATGCACTTGCAATCATGCCAGTGAGAGATAAATCTCCTGAGCTTAATTCAAACTTTGGAATAAAAGAACTCAATTTGCTCTGAACTGGTTTAGAAAATGCTACAACGGCTGCAACTCCTGCAACCGCTGCATGGAACTGTTCATCAGTCAGACCAAATGGATTTTTAGACTTGGGAGCGGAAGGCTCTGGTACTCCGAGGCTCAGACCTGCAACCTTGTCATTTGAAGGATTCAGGTATGAACCTCCTGAAGCTGGCCTCTCTGGCATGTTAAACTCTGCACTTGGTACAACATCTGAAATTGGCGTAGAAAAATCCATTTGTATCTGCGGCGGTTTTATTTCTTCCTCTGGTAACTCAGGGACATATTGAAGAATGTCACTCGAACCTTCAATATCTTGCGCAATACTACTTGAATTGTTGAAATCCAAATTTTCTATAATCATGTCTACAATCTAGTCTGAAAAATTTTCAGACAACACAACGCGTACTCCTTCAATCAAAGTTTTATTTTTTATAGCCCTTCTCACTTGAGAATCAATCTCTTTTTTTACTCCATAATGTAATACTACAAAATACTTGAACCCTTTTCGAGTCTTGAAATATTCATCGCCTTTATATTCAAGTATTGGCAATCCTCCTAATATTTTGTCTAAATTGATTTTGTCTTCTTTTGTTGCATAATATTCAATTTCAGAACTGTAATGATTTGAACTACACATGTTGAAATCTTCACCAAAAAAATAATGCCAACTAAGCTCGTAATGATGAGCTACGGCACGATGATCTGTCCATGGGGACATGATATGTTCGTACATTGATTTGTACATACTAAGCGGCCTGTTAAGAATCCTATTTTTTGATACTATAAACTGAGCAAGAGGCGAACAACAAAAATCTTTCGAAGGTAATGGTCCTAACTCAGTCGGCCAGTCTCTACTTATATCTTTATTCTTAATGTACGATTGATAATCTCTACTTAAATTAAAATACATATCTTCAGTAAGTGGAGTTGTCTCGATAAGAGTCAAGAGATTTTCATCCCTGTACTGGTGATAAGAATCTTCATGACCGTGTATAAATGCCATATGATCTGGTAAATCGTGATAATTGTCAATAATGAATCTTAAATAAGAAGATGCTTCTAATCCTCTATTTGGTATGATAGTTGTTGGTTTGATAGGTGACGGGTCAGCTCCTTCATGATCTATCAAAGCAACTTGCCATTTTGCACGTTTAAGCCACGCAAGATCTTCTTTCCAATGACTTGTCACGATGACTTTTCTTTTTCTTCGAACAAGAAGAAAAAATATTAAGATTGCACCCAAAATTACGGCAATCATCTAAATATTGTACACAATTTTAAATCCATTAACGAGTCGCACTTGGAAATGAAGAATTTTGGGAAGCTAACGAAGGCCAAATCACATATCCATTCAAACCCTCTGTGTGGATAAGTTCTGGAATTTCGAGATCAATTGCAGTTTTAAATTTTAATTTTCTTGTAATTTTATCCGTATGTTTATTTTTAACAATGTATGCATGCATGCCCGTCAAAAGTCTAGTTGGGTCTATTCGATAAATGTTATCAATGATTTGTGTCGCGTGATTTCCATCAAGATTTCCTAAATAGACAATGTCAAAATCATCCAATTTATTTACAATGTCTTTAATTTGCTGATGAAAATCTTTAGGAAAAATAACATCATCTTCAAAAATTACTGTATACCCCGGAGTGCCTTTTACAGATTCCAATAATTTTTTGTGACTTTTGTAACACCCTACTACTCCTGGTTTAAATTCTCCATAAACTTCTGGAGGGTTGGCATCAAAAATTTTAATCTTTTGACCCAATATATTTTCAATATTTTTTATATGTTCAAGACGTCTTGTTTCATGTTTTAAATGAATGACATGATATTGTATTTTGTTATTTTTTCGTGTAATGTATAAAAGTACAAAAAATATTACAATTGCCAATAAAAGAATGACAATCATCTATTCTGACTAGACTTTTTTAATTGTTACTCCTGAACGCCGTCCTGTTGATGGCGTCCCTGTTGTAGTAGTCGTAGAAACAACGTGTTTTGGATTGTAATTCTTTTGATGATATTGCCACATGGCATCTGAACCTATTCGAAACCCCTTTCTAATAGGAGCCTTGTAATAATAGACACAATCTTCAATTTTATTTGATTTACTTGTATTGTCCAGGACCAGACATTCATAATTTTCTGTACACGAATTCATAACCTGACAAAACATGTCAAATGTAGGAAAAACTCCGAAAAAAGCCTTGTACAGGCGTTCTCGATTCTGAATTACATTTTCTCTCAGAACAAATACATAATCTACATTTGCACGAAGATCAGGGCTAAGATCCATACAATATTGCATAGTCAACAAAAAGAAAATTTTCCAATGACGACCATTCATAAAACATTGACGAATGCATGTATCTTTCATAAAAGACTTGTCGTACATGCAATCATCAAGAAGTAGAAATGCACCTTGTTTTTTACCAAGACCAACTATCCTTCTTTGACGTTCGAGAACTTTTTCAATAGCATTTTTATTATAATCTCCGTATATAAACAAGTCTGGTACAAATTGCTTGTAGTAATGATTTCCATCCTCTGTCCCTGACATTACAATTCCACATGGAAGGTGCCGTTTGTGATACATTATATCAGTTACAAGTGTACTTTTACCTGTGCCGCGCTTTCCTATAAACACACATACTTTATCATCCCCTATTTTACTAGGATCAAATTTCTTGAGCTGAAGTGTCGATGCCATCTACTCATTAAATATCATTTTTCTAATGCTTTGAATACGCAAAAGATTTTTTCAAATGTATAATTAGTAGATGTCCTTCCTATTATCATCCAGTGGAGAAGAGGATCGATGGTTCACAGGGAAACCAAATAGGACATATTTTGAAACAACACAGACTGTAAAAGATGATAGAAGTCGTGAATCTTTTGAAGTCACATTCCAAAATCAAGGGACAACGTTTGGGACAACTGCAATAGCTGATATACCAGCAAAAGGTGACTATGTAACTGGTATAACATTCAAGACAATTCTTCCCCCTATTTATCCTGTAATTTCAGGTCAATTTGTTTTTCCTACGAGTTCAAATGCTCTAGTAAATGTACAAATTCCATTGTCTCTTGTAATTGCGTCCGCTGGAATTCTTAGTGCAAATACGGTAGGCAATCACGGGTTTTCCGTTGGGTCAAATATTACTCTCTTTGGGACAACAAGTACTCTGAATAGTTTAAATTCTACATTTGTAATTTCACAAGTACCAACGTCCAATTCATTTATTTGTAATTCTCTTGGTCTCACAGGTACGAGTACAACTGGATATGCTTCTTCACCTGGCGCAATTACAGTAGATATTACAGGGGGATACTTTTCTACTGCAAATGCTAATTTATGGTTACAAGTTGTAGGAACACAAATGACTGTTTCAATTCCATTTGTTTTTAATTCACAAATTTACACATCAATTTCATTTAATAATGCATCTGATGCAGCATTTTGGGGGTTTGATGCTCGACAATCGTTAACATATTTTTTTGTAAACGGCCAGATTACACCACCTTGGACATTTCAACAAAGTGGGTGGATTCCGGGATTTCTTCCACCAAGTTCGTCAACATATGTCGATTCTGTCGCAAATAAATTATTGAAAAATGTTCGACTTCTTATAGGGAAACAATTAATAAATGAATTTACTGGTGAATATGTTGAACTTTTGAATGATCTTACAACGTCATATGAAAATAAGGCTATCCTTGCTTTGATGAATGGTACTTTTGATCAGACACAAGCGACATTTAATCGTGAATACTATGTAAAACTCCCCCTCGGAACAAAGGAAATTCCAGTAAAGGCATTGTCACATCAATATTTAAGTGTTGAAATTGACTTGGAAAATTACACAAATTTATCAAATGATCTCAACGCTGGAACTGGTATTTTTACAGACCCAAAATCATATGTTACAACTGGTATCAATAATTTAGTTCTTAACATAAAAGCAACTCTGCAATACAAGCAATATATTTTTTTAATCACTTATTCGGGGTATATAATTGTATACGATACAACAGCGGACATTAATCTTTCATCGTCATATGTTGTAGTCCCTGCAAGTTCATTGAGCGGATCAGGTATTTTTACTGATTTTTTTGGATTTAATAATTTGTACATTCAAAGAACAGATGGATATCTTTCACTTATGAGTTTTACGGATATAGTAAATAACAATGTCAACTCGCCTACATTTTTTAACAGTAATAATTATTTACCAAACAATGGCAGAGACCTAGGAACTCCAACAGGTACGTTGGCGGCATACAATACAAAACTGTACTACGCGACAAGTAATACTCTTGGAACAAATGTGTACATGACTCAATACAATACGTCTACAAATTTTCAGACAAATTCAGGATACACAACAATTGATTTTACATCAAATGTAAATAATTCAGTTTCTGGATTTTATCAAATTTTGTCATCTGGAACTGAACTTGTCGTCATCCCAAATATAAATTATATCCTGTACACAACAAACAATTTTCCTACATTTCAAAGTTTAAATTATTCTGGTTTTGGTGTAAAAATTACTTCTGGAATTGTTGTCAATTCAATTATATACTTTGTAATTGATTCAATAAATTTACTTTCATATGATGTAGAAGCTCAAGCATTTTTAACAGTTGTTGCAGTCATTCCATCAGGATGCGGAACACTTGGAAGTTTAACAAGTACAGGAAATTACATCTATGGTTCAAGTAATACATTGTCTAGTTCAACAGTGTACCAAATAAATGCAGCTACATTTCAAACTTTATACAATGCTCCAATTAAATTCGATGGAACAACTCAAAAAATATTTACATTTAGTCCTAGGTATGTTTACATGTTTACAAATGATCCATCATTGACAACAACCCCAAAGAACATTATTCGGTTTGATCCTTACCCTGTCTCGACCTCTGGATTTCAGGCAAGTCTTATAGTAGATTATGAATCGAGTACCAAAAATTTGAAAAATACCGGATACATTGGAATTATCCAAACACAACATGTTACAAATATGAATGTAATGGATTTACGTGGCCCGGTGAAAGAAATTTGGTTTACTGGAACTCCATCTTCAACCAATGTATATCAATATTCCATTTTAAGTGATACAGCTACTTTAACTTTCAATGGAGAAAACATAATTACAGATGATGATGACACACAAAAACTCCTCGCAGTTCTAGAACCATTTGAAACTCACACATCAACACCAAACCGAAATGTCTCAGTTGTTGCATTTGAAAAAAATCCAGAATCAACTGTTCCAAATGGCACAATTAATTTTTCAAGAATTCGTGAACAAATTTTTGCAGGTGGTGCAACAAGTGCTTGGGCCAGAAATTACAATATAATAGGGTTCAACAATGGTATAGCTGGATTAATGTTTAATTAGCGCCCAGGAAGCCTGAACAAATCTCATTGCGTAAATTAGATAAATGTTCACATTCACAAGCATGGGAAATTCTGGATCATATGGACCAAGTTCAATTCAGACATATGCAAATATACCGAGTGTTACAGTATCAAATGGCATTCAGAACTGGCCTGTACCAACAACAGGTACATATACAATTGTAGCAGCTGGAGCAGCAAGTTCAAAACCTGGAAGAAGAGTAACTGGGAATGTATACCTTACAGCAGGTCAAAGTCTTTCAATTCTTATAGGTCAGTCGCCAACACCACTTGTAGCAAATGTAGCAGATAATGTAACTCTAGGAGGAGGAGGTGGAACATTTATCACCATCGGAGGAGTGCCGTTGATTGTTGCGAGTGGGGGAGATGGTGGGGGAAGTACTTCAGGTGCATTTACTCCATCTGGTTCTGGAAATGGATCATCTGGAGCTGGTTTCTACACAAATGGATCAGTCTCAAATCCTATTTTTCCTTACATTTACCCACATTCGTACACGAATCTAGGAATTGGAGGTGTTTATCAATATGGTCAAATTAACGAAGCTGGAGGTTTCGGTGGAGGCCAGGCTCCAATAGGTCTTTCTACTCCTATACAAACAATTACAGGAAATGGAACAAAAGTGACTGTAACTACAACAAAATCACACGGATACCCTGTTTTTTATCAAGTTGTCATTTCAGGGACAGTCTATTTTAATGGAACATTTACTATTACATCAACTGGAAAAACAACATTTACATTTATATCAAGCATTAATCACACAGAAAGTACTGGAACAGTAAATGGGGTCGTTTCAGGTGCTGCAGGTGGTGGAGGCTATAGTGGAAGTAATGGATTAGGTCAAGGTGCTACAAGCTTTGCAAATTCAAACGTAATAAATTTTACAGATCTAGGCGCTTCTTCAAATACAACAGGGTATGTTACAATTTCTCTTGGTACACAGACATTGACACAATGGAATAACACGACTCCGTGGAAAGAAGTTTCAAACTATCTTCCCAGGTGTACATGTTTAGTATGGTCAGATAGGCTGAATGTTTTTATAGGTGTTTCAAATTCAGATACACCAACTGTTGCAACATCACCTGATGGTCTTTTGTGGACATATCCAATTACAAATCTTGTAAAGGGTGCATACAAGAGTATAGCAATTTCTCCAACAGGAAATATAGTAACAAGTAACGGGTTTACATCATTTGATGGAAATACATGGAGTCAATCAAATGTACCGACGACATATATAAATTACGTCAATAACCAATTCATTGCAAGCATAAATAACCCGTATTCAAATGTTTTGGGTAGTTTGTACACATCTCAGGATGGTTTTAATTGGCGTTCAGTTCCAACGTTTTCTACGTATGTAGTATCTGTACAGGCATTTTTTCTTACATATGTAGGAATCGATACAAATCAAAGATTAGTGAATTCTTCAGATTTGGTTACTTGGACAATTGTTGATGATACACAAGTATGGACTTCTGTTGCATTTGGAAATAATTTGTTTGTTGCATGTTCACAACAAGTCACAGGAGGTTTCATTAGTACATCCCCAGATGGTACTACTTGGACAACAGCATTAAGCACTGGTGATGATTGGAGTTCAGCTGTATTTACAAAATCTGGATATTTTTTGGTTTTAGGATTCAATAGTTCATTTGGTACATATGCCACATCGTACGATGGAGTAAACTGGGTATACAATAACACCTACCACCTTAGTGAGGGTGGTGGGATAACAGGCCCAGGATTTTCAATTGCAGAATCTACTCCAAATCATATTCTTTTTCAGAACGATGGGCCTGCTTACATAACAGATGGCACAAACATCATTACATGTTCTACAGTCATGCAGACAAATCCACAGTACATTGCATGGTCTCCGCAACTTGGCATATACGTCGTTATTGCTATCGGGTACATTTATTCATCAACAGATGGAATAACGTGGATTATAAGAAGTCAGTTTACAAGTAGTTCCACAAATTCTTTTGTCGTGTGGTCAGTTGAATTTGGAATGTTTATAGTCTATGTACAAAACGAACAATTGTTTACTTCAGTTGATGGAATAAATTGGACAAGTCAAACTGCTCCTTCATTTAATTCAAATAAACCTTTATGGGTCAAAGAACTTGGAATTTTTACATCTGGAAATTCAACATCTATAGATGGAATACACTGGACTACAGGATCAGGTGAAAATCCTACAGCATCTGCATGGTCTTCATCTCTTATGAAATTTGCAGGAGTAAGTAATTCTGGTTTTTCAACATCTTCAAATGGTCTGAGTTGGACAATTACGACATCATTCTCATCACAAGTAAATTACAGTGACATTGTATGGTCTCCACAACTTTCATTATTTGCTTCAGTGGTAATAAATTACATCACAAAAACAGCAAATATATTCACTTCGACAAATGGTACAACATGGACTTCCCGTTATTCAAATACAATTTCTTTCAGTGATTCTAGTTTATGGAATAAGCCATCAATTGAATGGGCCCCCGAAGTTGGAAAATTCTTAGTTATTTTATCACAACTTTACAGTGGAAAAAACTATCTTGTATCATCAACCAACGGTACTTCATGGATCAATGAAAACGGAAATTTAATACCTACAAATGCACCTTTAAGTCAGCTTTTATGGACTGGAAATAGTTTTGTAACATTTTCAAGTGTGAGTACAGGTATATATATTAATTTTCCATCCACCAATTAGAATGGTATCAGCTCAGTTTTCACAACAGACGACACGACTTCAATTTCCAAAAGATGTTCACTTTGGCGATGACATTTCAATTTGGATCGCAAAAGCAGGCGACATTGCTCTTGGTAACATGTATCTTCGAATAGTATGGCCAGTTTCGTGTACCGTGGATGATTCTGCCGGTACACGAATGATTGATTTTGTAGAGTTGCGTCACGAAAATGAACTTTTAGAACGACATTACGGAGAAAGTTTAGAATTAATGAACGATTTGACTATTCAGCAAGGGAAACAGGTCATTCTTACAAAATTACTAGGGAAGGGAATTACAAGTAATTTACAAAGTTATTATATTCGAATGCCGTTTAAAATCAATTTACCACTGTGTGCATTGAACAAGGCTCCAGTATTTCGTGTAAAATTGAGACCGACAAATGAGTTTTCTTCAGTGAACATTACACAAGCAATCACCGCTGATTTATTTGTAGACTATGTCTACATTACAAAAAAGGAGCGTGATTATTTCAAAAAGACGCGAATGGATTTCTTTTCACATACAATGCAGAGATTAATTGTAAATCAAAGCACATTTATCACTGAATTTACACGACCTGTAAAAGAGCTTTATTGGGTAATACAGAATGTCGGTGCATCTGGATATGATTTTACAAACAACGGTGCTGATCAACTTGTTTCTCTTAATCTTCGATTCAATGGAATAGAAATAATTAAAGATGAGTTGGGAATTCCATTGTTCCTACGGATTATACAAGGTCTTGAAAACCATACACGTGTACCTGATAGGTATTTTTATATGTACACGTTTGCTCTTGATCCAGAAAATCCAGATCAACCAACAGGTCAATTGAACATGACAAATATATCTAGACAGCTTCACACACTCACTCTTTCACCAAATAAAAACCCTGTTCAAATACGCGTGTACGCAGTGACACATAATATTATTCGTCTAGAAAATGGACAAATGAAATCACTCTTTGATAGTTCGGGAACAGTTCTAGGAATGCCAACAATGATGATAAAATCTTCAAATACTGTTTCACCTGTAACAACATCTTCTCCTCTTAATGTTCCAGCTTCAAATACTGTTTCACCTGTAACAACATCTTCTCCTCTTAATGTTCCAGCTTCAAATGTGCAATCGGTTATTTTGTCAAAAGCACCTTTAGAAGTTTTAAAACCAGTTTTGATGCCAATTTCAGAAATTTCAGAATTAAGTTCAATTATTCTGAATCAATATCAGATTAATATGGTAGAATTAGATGGTTCTGCTTCCACGTTACCTATTATAAACAATTTTACAGGTACATTTCAGAGTACGGATGGAATTGCAAATGAAGTTTCAGAATTAAGTTCAATTATTCTGAATCAATATCAGATTAATATGGTAGAATTAGATGGTTCTGCTTCCACGTTACCTATTATAAACAATTTTACAGGTACATTTCAGAGTACGGATGGAAATGCAAAAGGAATGACTTATAGCATTGGAAATAACATAGAGGATTAACTTCATCTGGAGATGGCGGATCATCTGAAGCTGACGATCTAGTTATTCCAATCTACGTAAATCCTATTTTAAAACTTAGATTATTAGATCAAAAAAATACATCATCTAATTTTAAAGTTACTATAGAAAATCCAGTGAATATACAAAACTTAAAATATACATATGTAAATCATGAACTATCAATAGATTTTACAAATGTGCCTGATAATGGCACTACTGGATACCTTTTATATGTACAACTAGACAATAAGTCAATATATGGTCAACTAGTCTATGTAGATTCAAGCACGCCTACAGATATAAAAGAAGTAGCAAATCCAGTTGTAAATAGATCATATATATATAATTTTACTTCTTAGATTATATTATATGGATATATTTCTGCCCGTTATGGAATCTTCAATAATTTTAGCAGCCCATTATGCAAAAGCTTGTGGAAGAGATTGTGTGACATCCCAGGACATGGCTCTAGGAATGATGTATGCAGCTCGACATGTAACAGGAAAACAAATTGGTACTCTTTTTCCAGAAGTCTATGACGAAGAAGAGGAAGAGGAAGAAGAGGACGAAGAAGAGGAAGAGGAATTTACTCGGTACACTGGTTCAGACAATGAATATGCACTGAAAATGAATGAATGTGCAGACTCATGGGATGCATGGGAACCAGAGAACCCAGCAGAATATGCGCTCAAAGAAGCCGTGAACAAAGCTAAGAAAGATTATGCATGATTTCGATGATGAAGAAGAGGAGGAGGAACTTGAACCAAAAGTAAAATATGCCAACATCCTCCAGAAAGAAGAATATGATTCAGATGAGGAAGAGGACCCAGTTCCATATTGTGATATAGGTCCAGGCTATTATTTTTTTTCTCAGGATTAAATAAGATGTCTCTGGTTGTATCTGATGTCGTCGGTATTTTTACCCCAGCAATAACAACTGGTTTCTTTTTTGCAACGGCAATTGCATGGGTTGATGTTATCCGCTGGACTATTTCTCAGTTGGTAAATGTGTCAAAGAATGGTGGTGCATATTACATTCTGAGTGCTGTTTTCACAACCCTTCTGAGTCTGATTGTTCTCATGACTCTTGCTCGTCTCAAGGGGACTAAATCTTCATATGTAAAGGATATGTAAGTAATTACATTAAAAAATGAATCGTGTATTTCTTCTCGATCGTTCAGGATCAATGCAATCTTGCCGTGATGACACAATAGGCGGATTCAATGCATTTATTGAAATTCAAAAAGAGTACGGAGGAACTATGACTCTGTGTCTTTTCGATCACGAGTTTGAAATCGTCTACGAAAAGATGCCAATTGAAGATGTACCGCCGCTTCAATTTGTCCCACGTGGTTCGACAGCATTGTATGATGCACTTGGAAATATCCTAAAAATGGATCTACCAAATAACACAATGGTTATAATTCTAACAGATGGAGAAGAGAATGCATCGACAAAGTACACTGCAGCTCACATTAAGGATCTCATCGAGATGAAACCATGGACATTTGTATATCTGGGAGCAAATCAAGATGCCATGCTCAATTCAAGTCGTATAGGTATTCGCAATTCAATTGGATATGAAACAAATGAAACTCAACAACTCTTTGCAACGTTGAGTACAGCAATGTCAAACTTTACAAGTTAGAGTTTTGAAACCAATAAAAATTAACAAAATGTGTGGTATTTTTGCCACGATCGGTGGTATAATTCCAAAAAAAGATGTATTGAGTCACCGTGGACCTGATTCGTTCACGGAGACTCAATTTGGCGATGCTCAATTGCTTTTTTGGCGTCTTGCAATTAATGGTATTGATTCAGGAAATCAGCCAATCAAATACAACGGAAAAATGATCATTGCAAATGCAGAAATTTACAACCATGTTGAGCTTGGAGGAATTGTGGGTGATTCAGACTGTGAAATTATTTTACCACTTGTGCAGACTGAGGGTCTTGTACGTGCATGTGAACTTATGAGTGGCGATTTTGCATTTGTAATTACTGATGGGAATAGGATGTGGGCTGCACGTGACCGAGTAGGTGTACGACCGTTGTTTTATTCTCGTCACAAGAATGGAATTTCATTTGCTTCAGAGGCAAAAGCGCTTACTGGTCATGTTGATATTTTTCCACCAGGTCATTTGTATGACCCGTATCTTGATTCAATTGTGTGCTGGGCCCCAAATTACTGGGATCACCCACGCATAGACACAGATACAGAATTCATCAAGGAACACATTCGTTATTTATTGTACGAGTCTGTTCAAAAACGTGTAACAAACACAGAACGTCCAGTTGGTTTCTTTCTGAGCGGAGGACTTGATTCGTCAATTGTAGCCTATCTAGGACAGAAGATTCTTGGAAATAGAATCAAGACGTTTTCAATTGGTCTTGAAGATTCTCCAGACCTGATTGCTGCAAGGAAAATGGCAGATTTTCTAGACTCTGATCACACTGAAATTCATTTTACTATAGAACAAGGTTTATCAGTTGTTTCAAAAGTTATCTGGCATCTCGAGTCGTTTGATACGACAACTGTACGTGCTTCAATTCCAATGTATCTCTTAAGCAAGTACATTAAGGAAAATACAGACGTCCGTGTTGTTCTAAGTGGTGAAGGGTCTGATGAGATTTTTGGTGGATACCTGTATTTTCATGGGGCTCCGAATGATGAAGAATTTCTTTCAGAGACTGGGCGTCTTGTACGAGATGTTCACATGTTTGATGTACTCCGAGCAGACCGCACAACTGCTGCACACGGCCTTGAACTACGAGTTCCATTCTTTGATCGCGATGTTCTAGATTATGTAATGGATGGATTTTCACCTGAAGTAAAACAACCAATGCTTGGTTTTGAAAAATACATTTTACGAGATGCATTCAATGGACTCATTCCGGATGAAATCTGTTGGCGACAGAAGAATGGTATGAGTGATGCAGTGGGATATGAATGGGTTGATGCACTGAGAAAAACCGGAGAGGATTACAAGGGTATTTATGGAAATAAGAATACTCATCTTACACCATACAAATGGTTACCGAGATGGTCAGATGTAAAAGATCCAAGCGCTCGTCTTCTCAAGTACTTCAACTAGAAGAATAATGCGTGTATAAATAAAATGGCCCACAGAATGTATCAGATTTTGCTAGAAAACCCTCGTATTCCTATTGTAATTGCAAGTGGACCAGCTGGAACTGGAAAAACTTTTATGGCGTGTAAATTAGCACCGTTAGGAAAAAGAATTGTGATGACTCGCCCAGCTGTATCAGTTGATGAACAGCATGGATTTCTTCCTGGAAATATCAACAAAAAGATGGAACCATGGGTTAGACCAATGGTAGATGCACTTGATAAACGTTCAAATCAGATAGAGGTATGTCCGTTGGCTTACATGCGTGGACGCACATTTGATGACTCGTGGATTATAGCAGATGAGATGCAAAACTCAACCCCAAATCAAATGAAAATGGTCATGACACGCCTTGGAAATAATTCAAAGTTGATAATTACCGGAGATGTTGGTCAACACGATCGTGGGTTTGAGAATAATGGGCTTGAAGATTTGATTCAGCGTCTTGAAAAATCTCCAATTATTGGCATTGGTCAGGTGAACTTTTCAGAGAAGGATGTAAAACGTCATCCGATTATTCGAGATGTTTTAAAGCTTTACGACATGTAATTATTATGAGCTATTACGATACACTCGGGGTACAAAAAGATGCAACACAAGATGAAATAAAAAAAGCCTACAGAAAACTTGTAATTGTCCATCACCCCGATAAAGGTGGCGATTCTGAAAAGTTTAAACAAATTAGCGAGGCGTACGAAACTCTTTCTGATCCGGAAAAAAGACAAAATTATGATAGCCCACCAGGTCCTCAGCCAGTTGATATTTCACAAATGTTTTCACAAATGTTTAGTGGAATGACTGGTGGAAAAGACATGAATAGACATCACACGATTGAAATAAGTCTAGAACAAGTTTACAATGGAGTAGACAAAACAATCAAAGTTCCAGTTATAAAACACTGTCAATCGTGTGCAATTATTTGTCAGAAATGTCACGGTCAGGGAATGTATGCAGTTCAGGAAATGTTTGCAATGTTTCCACGTCCATGTGACAGATGTGATGCATCTGGTGTTGTTCGAAATGGATGCAATGCATGTGAAAATCAAAAAAGAACAATCGATACAGTCATGTTAAACATAAAAATAAATAAATGTGTCCAGAATGGTCATCAAGAATTGATTCATGGACTGGGGGAACAGCCTCGGTCTCAACGTGAACGAGTGGGTAATTTAATAATTACAATACAAGTAAAAAATCATCCTCTTTTCCAGAGACATGGAAATCATTTGAAATATCAAATGACAATTAGTTTTGATGAATCTGTCAATGGAATAAATGTATCAATTCCTCATTTTTCAGGTCCAGTAAATTTCAATACCCTGAAAACATTTGGAATTATTGATCCACGAAAGGATTATGTGATTCATCATAAGGGTCTAAATCATGAATCAAATCTTCTTGTAAACTTTGATGTTCAGTACCCTAGGATGGTATAGGATTTGGTCGTGAATTTCTACACATTGGACATGTGACAGATGTGTGTTGAGATCTTCTCCAACGATCAAAACATTCTGTATGAAAGTAATGGTTGCATCGTGTTTTTACTCTTTGACCTGCAACCATTTCACAATAACAAATGCAACATTCAGATGGAGGCTGAGGAATAATACCAGCTTTCTTTGCATGTCCTGAACACATTCCTCCTAAAAAAATAGTCTTTTTACATCTCTCATGTGAAGATGTCATTGAATTGCATCTACTTGCGTCTGGCACAGGTGTATGAATCAGACATGTCGCTAGACCTTGTGCACATCTATTTGTGCATGGCGATCCTCGTCGTGTAATACCTGAGCATACAGGTCTAGGAGGTGGAGGTGGACGTCTAAAATATGAATGATGTGGCATAAATCCATGCCGACGAATTATACGAGCATATGTGGGGTTTATATACACATTTGCACGATCAACTTGATCAATAATTTCTATTAGTCTTTGAAGGAGAACTTCCATCTTATCTTATTCTGGACTAACACTTTTAGGTATATGAGGAGTTGTAAAATCTTCTGTTAAAAGTTCGCCGCGTGGACCGGCGTGCTCATCATAATTTTTCATGTAATAAGCAGCTCCATAAAGAACAATTGCTAAAAGTACAGTGCTAAAACCTAAAAACGCCTGCTGAGCCTTTAGATATGAAACGAAATCATCAAATGCTTTAAAACCAGTTGGTTTTGAAAAGAGTTTCGGGAGGATGAATATAATTGCCAAATTAATTACAAGTGCGATTACAATTGGTTTTGTTTCAATTTCATCCATTTATATCATGCTGCTATGTTTTTTGCAGAAGCAGCCTCCTGACATGCTCTTGAAGGGGCACTGGCGCCCCTCGAGAGTCCGAGCCTTGCACTGCGGCCCGTTTGATTTTTGCTTTGGAGCCACAGGAACTTTTACTGGCTCGGTAATAAAGACTATCGACCGTCTGAGCTCTTTGAGCTTCAAAGAACTCTCACGGAAGCGCTGAACAGATGCAATCATCTTCTGGTCCATTTTTATTTTTTAATTGTACATGTGTCCTGAAACCTTAGTTTTGTCATTACGTTTTTTTTATTGATGAATGATAGATGTTCTTCTGTCAGAAGAAGGAGTTCCTGTACGTTATACTTCCGTATTTTAATTTTTGTGCATTCAAGAGACGACGAGACTTGTTTATACAATTTGTGAACAGAATAAAAAATGCGCCAAATATCAGAATAGTTATATCAGAAGTCATCGGAGATAATCCTTTGCCAAAGAGACTTCCTGTATTTATGCATTTGCGTTACACGACAGACAGTACTTTATGGGTTAAAGAGAACTTGGTAAATGTAGCCGTAAAAAAGCTTCCAAATGATTGGACATGTTTTGCATGGATTGATGCTGATATTTCATTTTTGAATAAAAGATGGGTCTCGGAGACTATTGAACAATTAGACAAATATGATGTTGTTCAGATGTTTCAGACTGTTGTAAATCTAGGTCCTCAGAATGAAGCCCTGAAAATAGACAAGAGTTTTGGGTACATGCACGTAGAAAGTGGAACTGAAATTGTCCAAAATGACAAATACGGTTTTTGGCATCCAGGGTATGCCTGGGCATGTACTCGTCATGCATGGAAACGCATGGGAAAACTTATAGATTGGGCAATTTTAGGATCTGCAGATCGTCACATGTCTTATGCCCTTATAGGAAGAATTCTAGAAAGTGCACCCGGAAATGTACACCCAAATTATAAAAATGGTCTCGTTGATTTTCAAAAAAAATGTACCGGACTGTACCTCGGCTACGTGTCCGGTACAATAATGCACCACTGGCACGGGTCATTAAAAAATAGAAAATATAAAGAACGATGGCAAATTTTGACAAGTCATTTATATGATCCACAAAAAGATGTCATTACAAATGCACGTGGAATTCTTCAATTTACACCAAGAGGGAGAAGAATGGAAAAGGAGATGATTAATTATTTTACTGATCGCAAAGAAGATGACCAACAGAATCAATAATCTGCCGAGTCTTTGGATACTTCCATGAAGTTATACGCTGTGTGTAGCACGTCTTCATGTGTTCCATGAGTTCTTCAAGAGAAGGTTCCCCCCAAATCATCCCTTTTTGGTAGAGAAAATCATCCTCGTGCATAGGGACGTGTGTACAATGGACAACAAATGGAGAATCTGAGACGTACTCTTTGAGACCTCCAAAGTCAGTATAAATGACTGGTTTCTCTCGCAGAGCTGCTTCGACTGCACCCATTCCAACACCCTCAGATCGTGAACAATTGACATAGCAATGACCTTCTGAATGAACACGCTCAAGTTCTTCGTTTGTTAAAAGTTTATTGATGACGGTTACATTTGGAATATTCCAATTGACTGGCGTCTTGCATGTAGCTTTCAGAACAAGCTTTGCATTTGGAAGAGAAAGACGGATGAAAGCTTCAAGAAGCATTTTTATATTTTTACGAGGATCAATAACATTTCCAATTGTATAAAATACGTAAGGAGGAAGAGGAGCCCAATGAGGTAAAAGTTTCCAGTTTCCAAATGGAAATTGATTCTTCAACACATCGAGACAAAACTGACTGGGAACCCACACAGTCCCATATTTGGCTGGAATTATTCCATAACTTTCATGAACTGTAAGGGTCTCACAGACTGTCATGTAATTTTTTTTAGTACACACAGACAACATGTTGTCAACAAGTTCGAGATTAAAGGGAAGTACAAATGCAAAACCAACATCGTAATGTTTCGAGGGAACTGGGTCACCAAACTGAACATAATCAGCTTTGTGACCGAGACTTTTTAGTAATTCGCAGTATTTATTTGTAACCTGTCCAATTCCTGACAAGAGTGTAGGACCTACAAATAACCAAGTCTTCATATAGTATTTTTAGTGTTTTTATTTTTTAAACCTCAGTTACATCAGCAACTGTGTATTTCTCAAGGATCAGCTGAGCAATACGGTATCCAGGCTTGATCACGAAAGGAGTACGTACATCTGTATTCAGAAGGACAACCTTAATCTCTCCACGGTAATCTGGATCTACTACACCTGCAAGGGTGTCGAGTCCGTGCTTTACGGCCAGTCCAGAGCGAGGAGCAATGCGACCATATGTCCCCTCTGGGAGAGCATTAAGTCCGATACCAGTTGAGACAACGACCCGCTGACCTGGGAAGACCACGTAGTGTTCAGAACTGAACAGATCGAATCCGGCTGCATCTTGTGTTCCTCGTGTAGGCAATGTGGCTGTGGGCTGAAGACGCGTGACTTCCATTCTACCATTTAGATGTAAATTGACTTTAGATATTTTCTGTACATTCATTAGAAATGAGCCGCAGATATCAAATTCATGTTGATACAACATCCCAGACTGCATTTACTTCAACTCTGAATTCAACCAGCCCGAATGGACCCACGCAATCCACTCTGTATGTCGAGACTGTTTTCAAAACAAATTTTAATCCTTTCCAGTGCACCATTGTTCTTGGTCAGCCTATTCGCAGAATTACATCATTTGCTTTAAAGGCGGCTGAAATTCCAGTAAGTTTTTATAACGTTCGTTCCCCATATAATACGCTTACTCTCAATGTGGCAAGTGTTGTGACAACATACACTGTACCTCCCGGAAATTATACAGCAACAACACTGATAAGTGCTCTCAACGGACTTGTGAACGCTCTTATTGGTCAATTTCAATTAAACACTAGTACAAATATAGTTACATTTGTGCCAGCTGACAATAGAACAACAATTATACCAGTCACTCAACGTTCACTTGCCTATTTCCTTGGATTTGTCAATGGTCAATCAGGGACATATAATCAAAACATTGTTGCAACAAATTCATACATGATTAATTTTGATACATATATAAATGTATATATTGAAAATTTGAGAGCAAGTTCAATGCAGCCAATGGTCCCAGTAACTTTTAAAATTCCTATAACAGTGGGCTACGGTTCTTTTGAATACTATTTTGAAAATATTCGTTTCAATCAAAAGATTGTAACATATGATCCAGATTTACGGATAGATCGCCTGAATGTAATTGTGTATGATCGATACGGAAACATACTCAATAACAATGGAGTTGATTGGTCATTTACTCTTGAACTTGAGGCTGATACATAAAATCTTACTGTAAAGTAAATGAGCCGAACGGTTGATGGAACCTTCGGTGTGGCTAAAAATCAACCGCCAACTCAAACACGTCCATACGATTTTGGTACAGATGCCATTGAACGTCAGCGTGTTTCACTTGGTCAGGCTCTCATTGATGCAGACTTTGAATACGGTCTTCAGGCGACAAAGTGGCAAACATCACAGGAAATACGAAAAATTCCATCATTTTACGAAATTGCAGGAACTGATATTGCAGTTTCTAGTATTACTGTAGCTTCTTTTACTTCAGCAGTTGTTACTGTAAATACAACATCTGCTTTACCTTCACAGCTCATTGTCGGATCAGTCATTTCAATTTTTGGATTATCAAATCCTCAAAGAAATTCAGATCGTGCAGAAGGTTATTTTTTGGTTCAGTCAGTTGGAAGTTCGACATTTACCTATGTTGCCAAGGGGTTTATTGGATCATCAACTGTAACTTATCCTCAAACAATTTCAACTTCTTATACAACATTACGTCGTGGTGGAGTGTACACAAATGGAAATGCTCGTCTTCCATTTTCAAATGTGGTCTATGATGGGTTGTCAAACGTAAGTGTATATTTTCCTGCTCCACACGGTCTTTCCGTTGGTACACCTATACAAACTTCTTTGCAGACAATTTCACTGAATGGAACATTTACAATAACCAGTGTTCCCACTCCAAATACTTTTATTTTTTCAAATTCAAGTCAATTGATAACCGGTGGTGCAACGTCTTACACTGTTCCTCAGATTACTGGTGGAACAATTACCCCTGTAACTACATCGAATACAATGTCTTATTCATCAACATCAAACGTTGGCATCCTTACAGTCGGTAGTCAAATTCCAATGAATGCAATTACAGGAGCAACGCCAGGGACGGGAACAGCTGTTATAAGTGCTATATCAAGTTCAACTGCAGGAACAATAGTTTTCAGTATTCCACAAACAGTAACTGGAACGACGTTTTCAAATTTGTCACCAATTCTTCTTTTGGCAAATGTTACTGCAACTGGTGTGTCTGCTTTTTATTCAAATATTGGTTCTGCCCCCCTTACACTTTCAAATATTAATGTAGTCACTGGAAGTATTTATCCCGGTCAGACTGTACCTGGTTCTGCTTTTGGAACATCTGGCACAGGAACGGTTTCAACAATTAGTAATGGCCCACCTTTTACGATTGTAATTAATGGTATATCCCCTGGTAATAATGGAACAATAACCAACGTTACTTTTACCGCTCCTTCAGGGACAACAGCAAATAACAATGTAATTTATACAAGTCCGTACGCTTATGCACAACATAGGCCACTTGACGGAGGCGTTCTTATATCTCCAAATCAGCCTTCGTTTGGAGCAAGCATGACTCGTCAATCAAAGAAAGTATTCAGATATCAATCTGGAAAAGGTATTCTTTTCTCAACAGGAACTTTGTTTTGTCCTATTAATGACGTGACACTTGTAACTGCTGCTTCACCTGCAACATCTGGCTATGTTCGCATAATCTGTGATGTTCCTCACGGTGGACCTCAACCAGGAGCTATTATCAATCTAAGAGGTATTGCATCTCCTGGATACAATGGAAGTTATACTGTGGCTAGCATTATAGATTCAAAGACACTCGAGGTACTTCCTTTAAATGGAGCATCAGCATCGAGTCTCGTGTCTCCAGCTGTTTTCCAGGATCAGCCCAGATATGCAATGGCGAAATGGCAGGGTTCAAGTGTGCGCGCCGGTATGTTTGATGATCAAAATGGAATGTTTTGGGAATACGATGGACAAAACTTGTGGAACGTTCGTCGTTCAGGTGCATTTCAACTAGCCGGGTACGTAACTATTCAGCCAGGATCACAGGTTATGATTGGAGACACTTCAGATACAACAGTGTACCTGAACTCGAATGTGCTCGTCGGAACAAATTCAAACGCAGCTGCAAATGTAACAGGAACGTACACATCAAGTCTTCTTGTCACGTACACTGCAAACACAACTTCGAATATAGTCAACTCGGGATATCTCATTCCTGTAAGTACATTTTCGGGTATGAGTCCCGGTGCAAATACATTCATTGTCTCGGGTACATATTCAACATTGTCAGGTTCTGCACTGACCGTAAATCCTTCAGTTGTCCAAGGTCCAATTGTACCAAATGGAACTGCTGCAAATGCAACAAATTTACCAAACTCTGCATTTCCAAATCTTGGAGCTGGTGGGACACCGTATATATCTGCCGCGTCAAGTCAGACAAACTTTACAGTCACGTTCCCAAGTAACCCAGTGCCAACAATTACAAATACAAATATAGTCGGAGTGAACGGTTCAGTATCTGTAACCACTGGAACAACCCCACATTATCTTACCGTTGGTTCATCAGCCACACTCGCAGCAGTGACTGCCCTGACTGGAACATATTCTCAAAATGTAACTGTAACGTCAGTTCCGTCAAGTACAACATTTACATATGCATCTGCAAATACAGGAACGTTTGTTCAAATTTCGGCATCAAGTATTAATCTTACAACTGCAACTGTAACAACCGCTGTTCCTCACGGACTTTCAAATTCCGCTGCTATTTGGACTGCTTCGACAGGTACAACGGCCGCGAATGGATCATTCACAGGGACTGTTTTAAGCCCGACAGTTGTTTCATATCCTGTGACGGCGTCTCTTCCAACAGGAGGTTCAGCTGTATATACATTTGGAGGGACGTTTAGCAACGTAAACTTTTCACCAGCATTTTCAGCATTTAGCAACGTTGGTACAGCTGTAACAATCACAAGTGCTTCATATGCTACAACAGGGACAGTAAGTGCAATTAATTTAACATCTGTGAGCCCAGCGTCACAACTTGTTGTCGGATTAACTGTCGCCGCTTTTGGGAATTCTGGAAACCCCGGTGTTGTTACATCTGCATCAGGGGCCTTAGCAACTGTCACATTTCCTACGGCATTTTCAGTAACAGGATCCAGCATTGGGTCCACAACATTTTATCCTCCAATAGTTGTGGCATATCCTAATAGTTTACAGGTTGGCTCGCAAATTACGGTTTCTGGAACCACTGGAGGAACAGCTATTAATGTAACTGGTGCTTACGTGTCACCAGTTGGTCTTTCGTCAACTTCATTTCAATATGGTACTGGAGTCGTAAATAAACTTCCTACTTCCGGTACAGCACTTGTACAACCTTATTTAGTGCAAATTGCAGGAACAAATAATTTGAGTACTATAGGTACAGTAACTGCGGCCGTATCAGTTGTTGGGGGTGATTCATCTTATGCTCAAACAGGAACAAGTATTAATGTGATCAGTCCTTCTCTGATTCAATATCCTACAGCAGCCGCACCTGTAAACCTCCCACCAACATCAGGAACAACTGCAATTACATACACAGCGACAACTCCATATTTTATAGTCAATTCAGGAACAACTGCTACATTTGTTTCAACAAGTCTTAACATTATTCCTGGTTCAGTACTCACAAATTTTGCCGTGACCCCAACTGGTGGTTTCGGGGGGTTTGTTCAAACTGGAACAACTGCAACCGTTACATCATCGGGTGTTTTGTACACTGGTACTCCTGTAACAGGATCAACAGGCACTCTCAATTCTGGTTCGAGTTTGAAAGTCCCGGGCACAACGCAAGTGAACTTTTTGGGAGGGTCATTCGGTTCGTCGGTAGTTACATATCTTCCTACAAACACAAGATTGGCACCTTCGTGTACATGGCCTGCAATTACAAATGCAACAACACTCGCAATAACATACTCTGGAACAATTGCAGTTGGTTCTTCAGTAGCAGTTTCTGCGTTTGGAGGATATGGAGGATATGCATATGTTTCTGCAAGTTCTTCTGGAAATGCAACGATTACGTTTTCTCAAGCTCAGACACTTGCAGCAGGATCTTCAGTTACTATTGGGTTTGACACCAACCCAACAACTACCCCGGGCGATTGTTGCGATCTCGGGTTTTTAACAGTTTCAAATCTTACAACAACAAGTCTAAGTACTGGAACATTTACAGCAGTAAGCCCGGTAACACAGACAGTCTCGGCAGGCACATTTACAAATAGTCCATTTCAGAACCAACTGACAACAGTGGCACAAATTATGCCATTTATTCAAGATCCTATACCAATAGGCACGTCAAATCTTACAGTGGTCTGTAATTCAAATGTTACAGCACTCGTGTCGGGTTTACTTTACCCAAATATGCAGACGAATGCATTTATAACAACAATTACAAACATCTTTGGTGCAAGTGTGTACGTTTCAAATTCAAGTGTAAATTCGAATACATTTGTTCTCAATTTTATACCTCTTCAAAATTCAATTCGTAAATCAGCCGTGACTGGTCTCGGAAATGTAATATTTGCTTATCCAAATACACGTTTTACACAGCAGCTCAAAGTAAACGATAAAGTTATCCTTCGTGGCATGACACACGTTGTTGTTCAAATTCAAACACCGGGAACAATGATTGTAAACCCGCCGTACAGAGGAGTTTCAGCGGTGACTGTTCCGCTCAAATTGTGCAAAGTCCGCGAGACTCGTATTCATCAAAGTCAATTTAACAGAGACACTTTTGATGGAAAAGGCCCATCTGGATTTTTATTCGATCCGACAAAGATGCAAATGACTGGTATACAGTATACATGGTACGGAGCTGGTTTTATTGACTACATGATGCGCGGCGGAGATGGAAACTGGGTAATTGCAAATCGTATCAAAAACAACAATGTAAATGACGAAGCACACATGCGTTCAGGAAATGTTCCCGTGCGGTATGAAATTGTAAATGAAAATTTTGCATATCAAACAACACTTGCAAACCAAATGGGATTTAGTGACACGACACTTACAGTAAACGATCCTTTAACATACTGGCCAACAAGTGGAAATGTTCTCATTGACAATGAGCTTGTAACGTATACAGGTATTAATGGGACATATCAGCTGACTGGTCTTCAGAGAGCTGCAAGTATAACGTACAACGTGAATGACAGTTCATACACTCTGCAGCATTCAAATACTTCTCAACAACACAATATAGGAACTTCTGTAAATCTTATAGGAGTCACATGTACTCCTTCTCTGACACACTGGGGATCATCATTCTTGATTGATGGAGGGTTTGACTTTGATCGTGGATATTATTTCAACTATCAGACTCAAGGTTCAGGTACGTATGCCGCAGGAACTATATATCCATTATTTATGCTTCGCTTGGCCCCTTCTGTTTCGAATGGCGTCATTGGTGATTTAGGTACACGTGAATTACTCAACCGTGCTCAGCTTCTTCTTCAGCGAATGGATGTGTTTGCAACAGCTTCAACCGGCACATCTACGAATATTGGACTAGGCAATGTCGTATTTTCAGGTATTCTCAACCCACAGGGTGTTACAGGTCAAGCGTGGACACCAATCAATTCCGTGGTGAATGGTTCGGCTCCAAGTTTTGCACAAGTAAGTACTGTGAGCGGGCAATACATTACAGGTTCAGGCGAACGTATATTTTCAACAATCTGTAACGCAGGATCACAAAATTCAATTGATTTGTCAACACTGAAAGAGGTGTGCAACGCAGTCATTGGTGGAAATGGAATTTTCCCCGATGGACCAGATACATTACTTGTTTACATGTATGTGCCTACAGGATTCCCAAATGTCTCTGAGTACTCAGTCAACTTGTTCTGGTCAGAGGCACAAGCTTAAAATTGCAATACTGATTGTATCCTGAACCGCACGTGCAACTTCTTCTACATTTAAATGAGCGTGATGAAACGCCACATCATTCACAACATCTGGTATAACGCCAATTTTGGCAGCTCGTACCACATGTTTTGTCACTGGGTGACGCTGAACTTTTCGAAGAACAATTCGTGTGTGTATACATTTCATGTTTTTCTTTTAATGTAACTTATGATTTTATTTGCATTTAATTTTGCACCTTTCACATTTCTATTTTGAATCTTTTGAATCAAATCTCGAACAACTTTTACATTTCTTGGAGCCAGATTCTGAAGAACCCCGAGTCGAGCAGCATCTTTTTGACCCTTTTCTGGATTTTCTCCATAAATTGGATTTCTTCCTTTGATTCCAGGGTATAAAAATGAACCTGCCAAGACAACGGCGACTGATTTATAAAGTTTTTCAAGACGTTCAATTGGTAAACCGTACATTTTAGAATACACTGGATGTAAATCATTTCTACTTGATCCAGGTACATATGCCAAAGTACAATCTACAAAATCCATAATTTCCTTCCCTGGAAATTGAATCCTAAATTGACATACATGATATACATGTTTTCGTGTAGCTGGTAAATCTTGAATTTCAGGAACAAATTCGTGGATACGAATCTTTGCACCTGTGTTTGTATATGTTCTATTAAGCCATGAAATAAAACCAAAGACTTGTCGAGACATTATTGATTTCATCCCTTCTGCCCTCTTTCTCCAGTCTCTAATTTTATAAGGAACTGCAAATGTAAAATCAAAATCTTTTGTATTGATAACTTTTCTAGGAGCAGGTTTTCCACGGGCTTCAAGATATAACTTAACACCCATTCCCCCACCAAGTTCTGGTATGAAATAATTGCGATACGATTTCAATAGATTTCTATTCTTTCGGCAATACTTTATAAACAATTGTGGGAGTTCTCGAATGACTGATTCTCTTGAAAGTACTGGAACACTTTCAGAACCTATTCTTACAAGAGTCTTATCTGGCCTACATACCATCATTTCTGAAGGAAAAAGACCTCCATGGTAGCCAGACTTTTTTGCAGGTGAATAAAACCCATCGTACCCATTTTTTAACAAAAATTCAGATGAAAGTCGTGTAAATACATCCCTGTCAAAGTTTGTAATAGACAGGCGTTCTCCTCTGTTCATGGGCCTATTTCTAAACCCAGGTGGAGTTTTACCCGGCATGAGAAGCTTGTACGCTTTCGTTTGCTGCCATCGTCTTACATTTGTCCCTAGAGCAAACGATAACCCTATTCGTGTCATTGTCGAAACTTTAATCTTTTTGACATTTGTGTGATTGAGAACAAAAAGTCTAAGATTTTTACGGGTAAGATAGGCACATGTAGTCCCTCCGTATTCTGATGCAATTCTTGGATTTTGTGTGACGAAGAAATTTCTGACATCTCTGAGGAGTGTTTTACAGCTTACCCGAAGTCCTTTGTATAATTTTGTATCCTTAGGTATGACTATTTCCATTATACTTACTAAAGATTAAAGTTTCATTTGAACAAGCAATGAGTCAGCAGCCGATTATATTTTTATCAACCCCGTGTTATGGTGGTCTCTGTCTTCAAGTCTATGCAGAGTCAGTAACAAAACTACAAGAGGCGTGTACTCGATATGGAATCCAGCTTATGCTGGATACAACGGAAAATGAATCACTTGTTCACAGAGCTCGCAACATTTCCGTTGGACGATTTATGCAAAAAACACAGGCAACTCATTTTATGTTCATCGATGCTGATATTAATTTTGACGCAGAGTCGGTTGTTCGTCTTCTCGCATCTGGACACGATGTATCATGTGCTGTGTACCCAAAAAAGGTTGTCATGTGGGAACAGGCTGAACAGGCAATTAAAGATGGAAAGGATCTTTCCAAGGCAAGCGCTGCACTTGTCATGAATTTCAAGTACGCGCAGACAAGAATTGTCAACGGGTTTGCAGAAGTTCTTGATGGACCAACAGGGTTTCTTTTGATTAAACGCGAAGTCATTGAAAAGATGATGAAACATTATCCAGAACTCAATTGTAAGAATGATCATCAAAACAGAGACTTTGAAGATTATTGTGCAATTTTTGATTGTATGATTGATCCAGAGTCTCGTCGCTATCTCTCAGAGGATTATGCATTCTGTCGTCGTTGGCAGCAAATGGGTGGAAAAATTTATGCAGATGTGACAACAACTCTTGGACATGTAGGAAATCTAAGATTTTATGGAAAGCTTGAAGATAGACTAAAGAATATGGAACCTGTATAGTCATGTACGTTGTACTTGTTACACGCAACAAATCTATCGCTGTTTCAACTCTTCATTCAATGATGAATTTGAAAATGTATGCATCTCAAAAAAATGAGGATATAAAATTTATTTACACTGAAGATTTGTCTATCTTGCAAAAATTAATCAAGGATGGTGAAAGAATTATGTGGTTTGATTATGGAACAAATTTGGATCACGAAAGTCTGAAGCGCGTGTTTGGTCCAATGGAAAAAGATATACGCGTTGTTGTTTTTCCAGCTGTCACAGAAGGTATTGACTGGGAAATGTTCAGACGCAAAGCTGGTTCAGCTGAACCAATTCATCAGAGAGCGCTTAATTTTGATACTGTAGTAAATCCTAAAAAAATTACAGGGACTGATCTTCACGACGTCGTTTCGACAAGTGCGCGTGTTTGGGTTATGGACTCGAAACCAATTGACAAAAAGCTCAAGAGTATTCAGAAAAATCTGTTTTGTTCAAGTTATGAAGGGTTGTTTAATCAATTGAAGTCAATAAATATTCGTGTTACTGCATTACCATCTGCAACTGTCGTGAGAAATTATACTCACGAATGTCTGGGGAACATCCTCCAAATGCCTGGTCTAACGACAACAGCTTAAAATATAATAGAATGGAAAAAGAATATATACATAAATCATGGGAAACCTCTGACATTGACAGGTTTCCCGGTCCCCAACCGATTTCAATTGAAAGAAGACATTTTCCAATTCTTCAATCGAAATCGTATCTTGTATGTGAGAAAACGGATGGAGTTCGTCACATGCTCATATGTTTTGAAAATAAAGATGGCAAAAAGATTTGTGCACTTGTAAATAGAGCGTTTCATGTAACATATACAACACTGACTGTCCCGAGAGACACTATTCTTGACGGAGAATTGCTAGGAAATGTATTCTATGTCTATGATGCAGTGCGTATAAAAGGGGAAGATCTTCGTAATAAGTCGTTGACTGAAAGACTCGCAAAGGCAAGGGCTGTTGCAAAATTTATTCTTCGTCAGCCAAAATTGCAGGTAAAAGTGAAGGAGATGGTCCCGCTCAAACAAATGAAAAGTATACAACTTGGCGAGGACACAGACGGTCTTATATTTACACCAGTCGACGAGCCTATTCGTATGGGTACACACGAAACACTCTTCAAATGGAAACCGCGCAATAAAATAACAATAGATTTCCTAGTTGAGAACGGTAAGGATCTCTGTATTCAGAATGGTCGTAGAGAGGCGGAATTACATGTGAGTATACGGCCATACAGGCCAGGGACAATACTTGAATGTGAGTATGGGCCTATTGGGTGGGTCCCTGTAAAAGAGCGTCCAGACAAGACATATCCAAATAATCGGAGAACATTTGAAAGAACAATTGTGAACATTAAAGAAAACATCCAGCTGGAAGAATTTTATAATCTTGGCAGATGATAAATGTCCTCTCTCATTCCAATCCTTGCATACATGGCAGTAGCAAGCCCAGCAGCTTATAAGGCAACTCGTTCCATCCTTGGTGGGTGGGTGGCAACCCCAGAAGGGTGCGCAAAATTTGCTGGTCTCATTCTTCACGCCATTGTATTTTACTTTATCGTGTACCTACTTATGCGTAACCTTTCATACGACCGTTCACCCAATATTCGTGGAGGTTCAAGTCGTGGACGAGGACAGATGATTTAAAGAAAAAAGTTTAATTTACAGCAATGTCAAGAGGTTTGTATAACATAGGAAATACATGTTATCTTAATTCAGCAATTCAATGTCTTGCTCATGTTCCAGAATTAACAAACAGGTTTTTAAGAAACGGTCCGTATGAAGGACCGTGTGATTTTACGAGAGAATACTCTCTTCTTGTTCGACAATTGTGGAACAAGAGTAAAACGGAACCAATACAACCAAAAAATTTTGTGATTGAGTTCACTAAAAAATTTCCTCAATTTATTCCTGGACATCAACACGATACACACGAAGCAGTTCTTGCAATTATAGACGCGCTTGAAAAATCACTTGGAATTGAATACATGAAGCCTCTCTTTTACGGAAAAGAAGAGCAAATTGTTACATACCCAGATGGAGTTTCAAAACGTCCAAGTGAATTCATGACGCTCTTTGTAGAAAATCTTGAAAATTATTCAAAACATGTCATCATAAGTGATTATGAATCTGATGATGGGAAAAAATATCATGTTGCCGCTATTCAAAATGTAATTCAACAAACCCCTCATTGTCTTACAGTGACATTTCTTCAAAAATGTCCAATTGAAAAAATTCCCCAAGTCTTTCAAGGATTGAATTTATTTGCTCTTGTTATTCATGTTGGAGTTTCACAAGGAGGTCATTATGCCGTCTACGTAAAACACAGAGGTCAGTGGAGACTTGTTGACGATGATGCTGTAAGTCTTATTGAAACTCCAAGAGCTGTTTGTTCAATGGCTTGGTACAAGAAATTCTTGTAATGTACAAGCTAAAAGAATGAGATGCAATGAAATGTAAAAAAATGAATATTCTTCTTGGAGTCTGTGTCGGTGATGCTCTTGGAGCTCCACTCGAGTTTATAAAGAGACTTCCAACTGGAGATGAAATAGCCCGTGCCCTTCTTATGAAAGGTGGTGGAATCATAGGTGTATCCCCCGGTCAAGTAACTGATGATTCAGAGATGATGATGTGCCTCTACAAATCAATAAAAGAAAAAAAAGATGTCATGCACTTGTATAAAAAATGGATGAATTCAGATCCTATTGATATGGGAATAAATACCCGGAGAATCTTGAAAGGAATTAAACCAACTGAAGATTCAATGTCAAACGGGTCACTTATGAGGTGCGCGCCTATAGGAGTACTTTATCCAAAGGAAATTGTAGCCCAAAAAGCAATGGAAGATGCCGCTTTGACTCACGCAAACAAGAGTGTACAATATGCGTGTGCGTGTTACTGTATTGCAATTGCACACCGAGACGGCGATGGATTTATAGCAGCTCTTGAATGGCTCAAGACACGCGAAAATCATGAAGAGGTTTTCGAGTGGCTTATGGATGCATGCGACCCTCATCTTGACTTGTACTGTATGAAAAATATAGGGTATATTCGATGGGGGTTTACGTTGGCTTTTTGGCATTTAAATTTTAAGAGTTCTTTTATGGATGCTATGGTTGATACGATGAAAAGAGGAGGAGATACAGACACAAACTGTGCAATTGTAGGAGGTCTCGTAGCTTCTGTTCAGCCTATTCCTGAATACCTCACACATTCTGTACTTACAAGTAAATCAGGACGACCGAAATGGATTCACCCGTCTAGTTTTTTTCTAACCCAATAGTAAATGCCGTATATTTTAAAAAATCAAATAGCTTCTCTTTATAAGCCAAGTAAAACACGTCGGAATTCTAAACTCAGTCCAATTCGTGAGTTAAATATGTGGAAAAAAATAGTAGCAAATCTTAAAAAATACAAGACTGTTGTCAAACGAGGAAGGTTTACTGTACTTACAACATGATCTTGCACATGTCTGAAATTTTGTACACCATATTAAAAACCTTGTGACGTTCATCAGTTGGCTCAATAATTTCCATTTCAATCTGATATTCAGTTGCATTTTCAGAGTCCATGTCATCTGCGTCACCTGAAACCTCGGTAAGATCAATAGATAGACCCTTTCGAACAAATGAAGTTCTCTTTCTGTTTTTTACACGTGTAAAGTTTTCATCTGTATCCGCATCTCTGTCATACGGAATTTCTGTTGAAATTCCCAACCGTACGTCATATTGAGATCCATCAATCTTCTGATCATTGACAAGGACACGTTTTTTAATAACTGCAGATTCCATATCATCGGTTTTGTCATTCATAACAACACGCTTTGAGTTTACAGGATCAATGTATACTGTTGTTTGTTTTTCATTTATAATTTCCCACATGGCAAACTTTCGAAGACGCCGCATCACTTTTTCGAACGTTTCCTTTCCTACATTTGTATCAAACTTTCCACGATTCATCTTTCCAAAACGAAACTCAATTTCAGTATAGGGTTTATGAACATGCTCTTGGATTATGTTTTCCCACGAAGTAAAAATTTTCGTCATTTCGTCCATTGATAGTCTATCGTTACACGTCTATAGACTCGTATTTCTCTTCGATTGTATCGACACCAAAGATGAACTTTTGTATTGCGTACGCCTTTCCTCTGTATGTCATTGACGTTGTCCGTACCTCGAGCTCGCGAGAAGAGAATGGACCAGCATAGACATCTTCGTTGAATTTGGGTGCGCCGAGTGTATTGAGAGAACAGTGTTCCTTGTACGCAGCAACAAATGCAGCCTGTGGAATACATTTATCTGGACCATACGAAAGTTTCTCACTTGCCAGAAAGTGCTGTAGAGGATTTGTCATTGTTGCAACCTGTGCCTGTACAGTCTTGAAATACGCTGGCAAAACATTCCAAATGTCCTTGTTTGCATATTTTCCAGAGTATTCAAGATAGGCTCTGACACACTTGCAGAGAATCAATGGAATTTCATCATCAAGTTTGTACTCGAGTGTTGGATCTGGATGAGAAACCTGCCGCCCAAAGTTCCATGTGACAAGACGCCTCAAAACTGACCCAGAATTATCTCTGTAATTTGGAACCTCATTTCCTGCAAATGCTCCAGGAATTTTCCATGTCATTGACAGAGCCTTTTCGTTTTTTCGAGCAATTGATACATCTTCACCAGATACCATAGATTGAAATTCAGCCTGTTCCAAGGCCAAATCTCCCTTGACCTCTGGACTAATAAACATGAAACCATCGTGAATAGACCACAGTCCAAATTTCTTTTCAATATTATTTGAAAGTGTACGAACATCCTCTGGATCATAAAACTTTTTGCACACCTTTGTAATAATTGTCGACTTTCCAGATCCAGCAATACCTTTCAGAAATGGAACAACTTGCCATGTGTCTTGATCGTTTGTATCAAAACACAGACGACCAATGAATACATACAACCAGTGACACACTTCTTCTGGAAAACGCTGATAATCAAGAATAGATTGAATAACTGGCGTCTTGATATCCTTCCAATTTTCAATGTCAATAGTCTCTACTGGAAATTTCTGATCGAAAAATTTGCAACTTACAATTGTCGGATCAAGATCACTACCATAAGGATAAAATGTACACCTGTACGCTTCATCTTTCCACGCCTTTCCTACAAAAATTCCATTTTGAAACGACCACACATGTCTGTTTTTCTGAATTTCTGGAAATTGAATGTCTCTACACATAGTCAAATGACGTACAGTATCCTGTACTATCCCACCCTTACTCGTTAAATTTTTCCACATGTCATACTTGTCCTCTTTTTGTGTATAGAAATACACAAACTCTTTCACTTCCATAACAGGCTTCCATGCACGAGTCAAATACCCATCTGCTGTCTCAATTTGCTTACAGCATTGACCCTTGTATCTCTTCATTTTTTGAGTATACGTCTTGTTCAAGAGATACAGGAGAAGATGCTGATACGGAGTTGACTTATCTTCTTCTTCAGGTCCATTATCAAGCGTCTTGCAACGAAACAGCGAAGAATCCATGTCACCTCCAGTTGCGGTTACAGTTGGACTATTGATTCTCTCAAATGACCTGACATAACGAAAAATAATTTCATATGCATCATCAGCTGTTTCTATAAGTCGCATCAAACGAAATGAAATACGAAATTCATCCCCATTAATGTCCATTGTTGCAAGATCTTTTACTCCCAGTTCACTTGAACGATGATACAGCTCGGAGAATAGGTTTACCAGGCGACGCTTTTGCTCATAGATACGATCCAAATCTACATTTTGGGGCATACCACTTGAGTCAAGCTCATCATCCCGGAAAAATTGTCTAAACCCATTGGTAAGCGGTGCAAACCGATCACCTTTACAGGTAAGACCCATCTTTTCCTCGAGTTGTCCGATAAATTGTTCAAGACGTTCCGGTGTAAGAGTTGTCACCTCAGAACGTAATACTTCCATGCGAATTTCATTCGCATGTTTTTCGGTGTTTTCACGGTCAATTATTTGAGTCTCCATAGTAATACATAGGTATATTTTTTTAGGCCGTTGTTGCACTGAGAGCTGTCATTATTTTAATGAGAATCATGTTTTGTTTCTCCATGTGCTTTGTTATCAGAACAGCTGCATCTTTCAGGCTTGCCAGTGAAGTTGCAATTGTCTCACCATCATCAGTAGTCAGGAAAGATGCCAGGGCATCAAATGGATCCATCTCCTCCATCTCTTCTTCATCAAACTGGTCAACCATCTCTTCTGGATTCTCGGACATTTAATGTATATTGATAATTTTCTCTACGCGTTTCTGGCGCGCCAAATTATTTTCTTGCCTTATGGTAAAATGGCAGGAGGACTTATGCAGCTCGTCGCTTACGGCGCACAGGATGTTTACCTAACTGGTAATCCCAAGGTTACTTTCTTCCAGGCTGTTTACAAGCGTCACACCAACTTTGCTATGGAGCTGATCCAGCAGACCACCAACGGCTCTCCATCCAGCAGCGGCCGTGTGTCTGTCACCATTGCCCGCAACGGTGACCTGGTCGGTAACATGCACATTGCATTGACCCCTCTGGCAAACGTTCAGACATCTAACAACCTCGGTTTTGACATAAACTGGGTTGCTGAGCGTTCCATTGCTGACATTGAGCTGACTATCGGTGGTCAGCGCATTGACAAGCACTACCAGACCTGGTGGCGCCTGTACTCTGAGGTCTTCCTTGCAGAGTCTGACAAGTATGCATGGGCAAAGATGACCACTATGGGTAACCCATCAGGTGGCAGCGGCAGTGGTGCTGCTTCTCCATCCAAGGTTTTCCTGCCTCTGCTGTTCTTCTTTAACCGTAACCCAGGCCTGTACCTGCCTCTGATTGCTCTCCAGTACCACGAGGTTCGTCTGGATTTCGACCTGAGCACATACTATGCAAGCTATTTCGGTACCACGAACGCCTTCGAGGTGTGGGCCAACTACGTGTACCTGGATACTGAGGAGCGCCGTCGCTTTGCCCAGAAGGGCCACGAGTACCTGATTGAGCAGGTACAGCACACTGGCGGTGATCAGCTGACGAGCTCAACATCTTCTGAGGGTTCTATCCAGCTTGTTCGCCTCAGCTTCAATCACCCGGTGAAGGAGCTGGTATGGTGTTACATCAACCCCAACGGCTCTGCAACTGCCAACCTGAACGCTATGTGGAATTTCACGACCAGCACTAACAACGTGAACGTGACCAGCAATGTAATTCTGATCGCCGCTTCCAACAACTACGTTCTAGGAAATCAGACCGGTATCCCAATGCTTCTCAACATGAACGGCATTGTTGCTGCATCTGTGGGTTTCCCACCTGGCAGCACAAATGGCAATTGCTACTGGGTTGAGGAGGGTAATTTGATTACATCTAGTACGATTGGTGTGGAGGTTGGTCCTCTGCACCTGTTCAAGGTTATCCTCAACGGCCAGGATCGCTTCAAGGAGCAGTACGGCAAGTACTTCAACCAGGTCCAGCCCTTCTACCACCACACCGGTATCCCATACCCAGGTGTGTACGTGTACTCCTTCGCTCTGCAGCCAGAGGAGCACCAGCCAACTGGCACGTGTAACTTCTCTCGCATTGATAACGCCCAGGTATCTGTGCAGCTGAAGTCCAACTCTCAGGCAACTCTTCAGAAGCTGTTCGCAGTGAACTACAACATTCTGCGTATCCAGTCTGGTATGGGCGGTCTCGCATTCTCCAATTAAATATTTCGAAAAAACCAAAACGGGCTTCGGCCCCAAGAACGTTCAAGGTTCTTGGGGCTTAATAATAAACTTTTTGTATAAAGTCTCGAACTGGAATGCTATCAGTTATTTTTAAACCATGAAAACCATGCATATGAAAAGTATTAAAATCTTCCCAGTTTTTTAAAATATTTTTGTAATCATGTTTCAATTGTTTTTTTGTTTCAAAAGTACATAAATCAATTGAATTGTCAATGTCTGTTTCAGGAATGTATTTTGTTCTGACTTTATAAAATTGATCAAGTACTCCTACACAATAATAACATGTTCCAGGGAGATTTACAAAATTAAAGTTTTTATATGTTTCTAAAAATTCTTCAGGTACTTTTACAATAGGAATGCAGCCACAGGCTACGGCTTCATACACTTTTGAACAATCTATACCGAGGCCCATTGGACAATACACATATTTATATGTCGCTAATTTGTACGCATATTCTTTGAATGGCAATTTTTCACAGTTTGGCAAATCTTCTCGTTCTTTTTTATTTACACCTGTTGTAAAACAGTACATTGTGTCATTTATTTTCGGAACTTGTTTTAACAAATCTGCATGTTCTTCAAAAAATGTAACTGTATGAGGATAAAATCCTCTTCCAATATGTACAAGTTTTGAGTGATTAAATGTGGTATTCATTGCTTCCCAACTTAAAACAAGTGGGTGCTCTATTATGCGTTTAAATTCAACATCTGTAAAAAAAAGCTCCGGAGCATAATCAACAAAACCAGTTACAAAATGACATGGTTCATTTAAAACAACTTCTTTTAAAAATACAGGCAAATGATTTGTTTTAATTGCAATTCTATCACCTTTTTTATATGTAAAATATTTGTAAGGAAAATAAACAGTTTCACATGATTTTATAATATTTTCATCAGAAAGAAGAACTTTCATATTTTTTATTCTTGTAAAGTCTCTAGACTTATAACTGGAAATTCGTACCAATTTAAATCAGAATCGAGGTCTTCGCGATCTTCCGGAAATGGCCGGAGAATATTTACATCAATAAAACTTTTCATTTGTTCTTCTGTTCCTAAAAATACATTATCCTCTCTAATTTGTTCAACCCTGTTGTCTGAAAGTCTAACAAGACCAGAAACTTTTTCAAAACTTATAAGAAGTTTTGAATCGATGCAATCTTCATCTTCGCAATGAGATGAAATAAATGTAAATGGGCGAAGATAGGTCATTTTATATAATTTATCCTCTTTTGCATGAAAAATTTTTTGGCAAATCTCCATTCCCTCTTTGTATTGTGCATCTGAAAGACGTTCCTTGACTGAATCGAGAAAATTTGAAATGTCATGTGCCATTATACAATGAATGATTATTTCTTTTATGTCTGACTTATAAATTCTTTTATTGTTGCAGGTTTCTCGTTGTATTGTGTTTCGTATTCTTTAATTATTGTCGTCCCTTGTGACATGAGATATGCATTATAAAGGGCAAGGACAGCAAGAGTCTCTTTAATTGCAATTGGATGATGACGAAGTAGATATACAGGTTTTGCATGAATTAATATAATTAAAAATGAGACTGCGGAAATTCCAAAGTCATATTCTTTTGTGACAAAAAACGTTGCCAAAACCAGGTGAATAATTAATAACAACAATGGAGAAAATTTAATAATGTTCAAGGCCCAAAGAATTAAAATGACAAGAACCCATGTTGCAAATGAATTTAAAATCTTCATATAATATATAAAATGAAATTTTTTCAGGCTGCATTATTAATTCTTTTAATTTTTCTACTTTTAAAACGACCATATGTCAAAATTCCCACAAAACATTATACTGATTTTGCTGGACCTTACCCTGGTTCTCCATTTTATACAGACCATTTCAAAGGGGAGGATTATCAAAAGACGCTTGAAGCTGGGTTTTTTTCTAAATAATTACTAATGAGTGATTGTATGCCACTTGAAAAAATTCCAGAACCAATTACATATGAATCAATTCAAATGAATGGAATTTCTATGCATATAATTTTTTGGACATTTATAATTTCAAGATTATTCTTCATGGGATGGAAAAATACAATAATTTTAATTCTTCTAGAATATTTAATTTCATTAATAATACGAAATCGAGAATTGAATAAAAAATATCCTAAATCTTTCATTCAAGATGTAAAGGAAGGTGATGTAATAATTGTTTGTAGAGGTGGTGCATCTGGAGAATCATCTGATTGGGCTGAACTTTTCATGTATCACATATCGGGATTACTGTACACACAATCTATATATGGTCATGTAGGTCAGGTATTTAGAGATATTGATGGAATTCTCAAGGTTGCAGATGTACGATTTAATAAAAAGAATAAAGATTCAACAATGCATTACGTTTCAACAATTCCAAAATTTATAAATGAATATAAAGGAGTGCATTATCTTGTTCCAAGAACCCCAAAACTTTCTTCAAAAGAAAGTATCCGTTTAACAAAGGCTGTATACACAATTGCTCCGAGTGCCGGTCATTGTATAGATTGTTTCAACCCAATTCGATTAATTAAAACACCAACAAAAAACTCATCTGTTGAAGAAATTTTAGAGTTTTCAAAAAAATATGGTCTTGGGTGTGCAGAGAATATAACTATGATTCAAAGGATTGCAGGTATAAGTAAAATTGATAATAAATGGGTTCTTCCATATCATTTTTCTTCTGATAAAATCAGTATCTTAAACTAATATCCATTGAATTGGAAAATGGATCCGACGTATCTTCGGACGCAATTGGAAATACATCTCCTCGTCTATGACAGACAATGGAGACGTAATAATTTTCCAGGTTTTCGATTTATTAATAAAATTGAACGAGTTGTCTACAACACATTCAAACCTTTGATTAATAAATGGATTCATGTTCCTGAAATTGTACAAATTATTGAAAAGGCTGTACGTATGCTTAACATTGTTATTCGCGCAGGTGTCAATGTTCCTTTTCCATTAGATTATTCATCTCATATGCATGCAGTCATTGATAACACAATTGATATATACATGGAAATTTTTCATGGTCCTCTAAAACGAAAAATAGCAAGGAATGTAAATGAAGGTGTTCACCGACGGAGCATGCTCCGATAATGGTAGAAAAGGTGCAAAGGCTGCGTGGGCTGCTGTATTTCCAGATAATCCAGAACTTGATTGTACAGGACGTCTCGAAGGTGAACAGACAAATAATCGCGCTGAATTCACTGCCGCGATCAAAGCTCTTGAAGTTTCAAATGGGCCAATTCACATTTTTACAGATAGTCAACTTTTGATTAAAATTATAACAGGTCAATGGAAAGCAAAAGTAAATTTAGATCTTGTGAAACAACTTACGGATCTCACAAAGGAACGTGAAATTACATGGACCCACGTAAAAGCTCATACAAATAAAACCGACTATGAGTCTACATGGAATGCAGAAGCTGATAGACGGGCTACAAAAATGTTGATTCATTATAATGCCACCGAGTAGACGTTCTGTTATGCCAATGCGTTCTACTCCATATACAGTTTCAAGTGCAGCCAAAAAAACTGTTCAAAAATATAAAAACTCTAAGAAAATGACAGCTGTATTGGCTCTTTATAGAATGGGTCTTCCAATGAATTTAATTCGTAAAATTGTACAGCAATAAAGAACTTGAGAGTATCACAATTATATTATGGATGAGAGAATTGCTTCTATGATAAACATTGTACAGAATGGCCATGGAGATTCTGATAAGCACGTAATGACTCTTTTTGGCATTGCCCTTGGGTCAGGTGCAAAGAATATTCTTGAACTTGGCGTCCGTTCAGGTGTAACTACGCTTCCTCTTCTTCTTGCTGCACAGGCAAATGGAGGAAAACTCACATCAGTAGATATTGGTCCAACAAATTTTAAGCCTCCGCCAGATCTGGAACAATATTGGACATTTATACAAAATGATGCTATCAAATTCCTTGAAAATACAACTGATACTCCGTATGATCTTGTATTTGTCGATGATTGGCACGCATACGCACACGTCAAAAAAGAACTCGAACTCATCGACTCTATGGTGACTCCAAAGTCTATCATTCTTCTTCATGATTTGATGTATGGCAATAACGAACCAAGGTATCATTGTGATTTGACATTGAAAGATGGACAATGGGCTGAAGGTGGACCATATCGTGCAGTAGCTGAGTTGAATGATCAATTTTGGGA